ATTTTTGAAGCATTATAAATAATAATAAGAAAAAAATATATATTAAAATTAAAACTTAAAAGTGAATAGACTTAAGATATTATAAGAATGTCAAAAGAAGGTTTTATTAGAAAAAAAAATTCAGATGGTACGGAAAATCCAAAATATGTCGATTTATTGGAAGAGGATAAACCAATTTCAGGACAAAAATTTGTATGTGTTTCATTTGTATCTCCAGAAAATATTTTAAAACAAAAAAATCATTTTTTTTTTCAGGAATTCCTAAAACACTATGATTTTTCGAAATCAGTCCAAAAATTTACACAATTTATAAATTTTTTAAGTTACAAATATAATTTAAAATTTGAGGATTTAATGGAAGATTTTAAAGAATATACCAAAAGTGAAAAAGATACATTTACTGAAAATTATGTTTCTGATGAATATAAAAATTTCCTAGATGCAAATGAAGATAGATTAGATGATGAATTTAACAAAGAATATAATTTTCAAACAAGTACTAGAGGCTTGAAAATTAGAGGGACATACTCTACACAAGAAGAAGCTGAATTAAGATGTAAACTATTAAGAGAGGTTGACCCAAATCATAATGTTTATGTGGGTCCTGTGGGAATGTGGATGCCTTGGGAACCCGAAGCATATAAAACAGGACGTGTTGAATATCTTGAAGAAGAATTAAATCAATTAATGAATGAAAAAAATAAAAATGAAGCATCTGCAAAACAAGAATTTGAAAAACGCGTTATTGAGGCTAAAAGAGAAGCTATTGAAAAAAATAAAAAAATAGCTAGAGAAACTGGTGCTAAACTAACTCAAAATATTGATAAAGACGGTAATTTAGTAGGTATAAATAATACTATAGAAAATACATTAAATTCAAAAGAAGAAGTTACATCGGCAGATATTAGAAAGGAGTTATTTGAAGGAAATAATATTGAGAAAAATGGTGCCGTTAAAAATGCAATAGAGAGAGGATTAATCCCAGATAGTAACACGAAACTCTCTAATAAAAAGGATTAATTTTTAATAATTTTAATATTTAATTATTAAAAATTTACCATTTAGTTTTTTTTACATTAATTGCTGGACCTTTTCTTCCTCCTCTAGGGTCAAATGCTTGTCCATCATCTTCATCGTCTGAATCTAATCCCTTTGACATTTCCCAAAATTCCTTCGAACCTAGTTTAAAATCTCTGTGAGCAACAGCTTTATACCAAAAAATTTGGTCTTCTAATCTATTCGATTTTGCATTGTTTGCTACAACCAAACATTCATAATTTTCAGTACATTGGTCCATTACTTGACAAAAACTTTCAAATGTTGGAAACATTCCAGCAAAATTTTCATATATTCTTTTTCGATTAGCTATATAAGGTTCTCTTAGAATAAATGTATAATCTATATTTGTTCTAAGATTCGGTGGAACGCCTAGAGGATACTGCATAGTAATTACCAACATTACCTTCCAGTGGCGACCATTCATGAAAAGTAATCTCATTAACTTTTCTCTAGCCCATGAATTATCATATAAACAATCATCTAAAATAACAAAAGTTCTAGGGTCAATATTTGACCTGCCGTATGCTTCTTTTTCTTTTTTAACCTGTTTCATTACTATTTTTTGCCTTTTTAATATATTTTCAATAATAGCAGTATTATATTCATCGTGAATAAATAGTTTAGGCACCATTGCACCATAAAATCCATTACCAGCTTCCGTGCCTGAAATAACTGTTCCAATTGGAATATCCTGATGATAATATAATAAATCTCTTACAAGGAAACTTTTACCTGTATCACGACGTCCAATTAATACAATAACAGGTCCTTGATTTTCATTTGGTTTAAAGGTTATTTTTTTCATATCAAATTTTTTTAATTCCAAATTCATTTTCTATAACTAAATAACTTACTTATTTTTTTTCCTTTTTACGCATAAATTCGACTAAATCAAATAAAAATCTATATTAAAAATGTTTGAAATTAATTATAGTAAAAATAATAATAGAAAATTATTTGAATATTTAGAAAAAAATGGGTTTTCCGATACCCAAAATTATATACCATTGTATTCTTTATATTTTTCTATAAATGACACTAATTATAATAATATTAATTTGAATAACAAATTTGCTATTTGTAATATTTTAAATAGAAATGATAATAACAACTTTGAAGTTAGATGTAAGGATAAAGTAACAAATACAATACATAAAAATAATTCATTTTTTAAATTTTCACCATTATTAGACCCAGTAAAATTTATGGTTGGTAAATATAGACATTTGTCAAATGAAATTTTATGCTCATTACCTAAAAATAAAGATAATATATGTTGTAAAAAAGTTTTAGACACTAATAATTCAGCTTATGTTGATAGTTTTTTTTCATATTTATCATCAAAATTAAACACTGAAATGGGATTCATACATGGTATACAATTTTATGGTTCATTTTTGGCTGTTCAAAATGAATTTAAGTTGAATATATATGATGATTTAGAATATTTATTTGATTCTCCTTTTTTTCATGAAAACAAAAATAATCTCTTTAATATTGAAGATATTGATGAAGAAAAAATGTTGGAAAGTGATACTCGAAATTATAGAAAAAAAATAAAGTTTGGAGATGACAATGAAAAAATTATAATTAAAAGTGAAAACTTAGATAATGAAATTTTTGGTGGATTATTTGAAGAATTAACTGTAAAAAATTTAAAACTTCATAATTCTGATATAAAGGAGGAGTATTCTAAAGAAAATATAACTAAAGATAAAACACAAAGTGTAAAAAAAACAAATTCTACTTGTTCATCTAGGTCGTCCAATACTCATGAAAGTGAAGAAAATAATAGTAATGCTGAAGAAAATGATGAAGAACAAAGTTATTCGGGGAGTAGTTTAAGTAATTCACAGATGTCAGAATATTCTAGTATGGACGATAATGAAATTGTAAATGCAACAGTTTTTAATTTTCCAGTTCAAATAATATCTTTGGAAAAATTACACGATACACTCGATTCATTATTAGAAGACGATGATAACGAATTAAGTGATAAAGAATGGGCTTCTTGCTTATTTCAAATAATTATGATTTTAATTACATATCAAAAATTATTTAATTTTACACACAATGATTTACATACTAATAATATAATGTATTGTGAAACAGATAAAAAGTTTATAAATTATAAATACAATAATGTTTATTACAGGGTTCCAACATATGGAAAAATATATAAAATAATTGATTTTGGAAGAGCAATATATAATTTTAAAGGGAAGACTATATGCAGTGATAGTTATCACCCAAAAGGTGACGCAGCTACACAGTATAATTTTAAACCTTATTTTAATGAAAAAAAACCTAGATTAGAACCCAATAAAAGTTTTGATTTGTGTAGATTAGGTTGTTCGTTATTTGATTATTTTATTGAAGACATTGAAGAACAAAAAACTATAAAAGACCCTATTGCGAAGCTTATAATAGAATGGACAAAAGATGATAAAGGTAGAAATATTCTTTATAAAAACAATGGAGAAGAAAGATATCCTGAGTTTAAGTTGTATAAAATGATAGTTAGAACTGTTCATAATCATTTGCCTGAAAAACAATTATCAAATAAATTATTTAGTTCATTTATTTCTTCAAAAAGAAAAATTAAAAAACAAAAAATAATAAATATTGATAAAATGGAGTCTATGTGTTAAAAGTAATATTATTGGTTTATATCAATAATATTATAAATTAAAAATCAGGCGAATTTGTAAAAACCTGTGGCACTTTTGTAGATATTTCTGACGCACCCAACTGTTGCATAACAAAATTACCTAACAATACACTTAAATATACCAATAATGTATCCCTGGCTAATAATTTTACTGGTTTATTTTCTTTTAAAATAAATCTCATTTCAATAAATTTAAAAATTAAATATGCCGTTGATACAGCAAAACCTATCAAATATATTGAATTTGACATTTATATAATTATTTAAAAATATTTATATAAATAGACGCATTAACCTAAAACTTCAATATCATCTAAAATAGGAGGAGTCTCTAATTTTAATTTTTTATCCAAGTTATGAATATCTATTTTATCTAATTCCAAGTTAGTGTCACTAAAAATCTTTATAGGAGCATCGTCATAATCATCATCATCGTCATCATATTCGGCTTCTTCTGCTTTTCGTTTTTCATTTGCTTCTTTAGATATTTTTTCTAATCTTTCTAAAGTTTTAGGTGCTTCTACTACTGTAGATTTGTTTGTACCCATATCTAAAACAGAATCTTTATCATTAAATTTTAACTTATTAACAACGGATTCCTTGGGTGATGATGGAGTATCGATTTCACTGTTAACCTTAGGTGCAACTAAAGCTGGTTCTTTTTTATCATCCAGCATAGGTGGTGTTTGTATAATCAAATTAATATTTTGCTTATCTGAATTTTCAGAAGAATTTGTTTCTTTGACAATATCTGGTTGAATAGGTTCATTTGATGTTTCCTCTTTCTTTTCACTTAACTCTGGTTTTTCTAATGTTATAGAATCTTCTTTTTTAGTGATTGTTCCGCTGTCGCCATCTTGTAAATCACTGGTTTCCCCTAATTCTTTTTCGAGTTGTTTTTTCTCTTCTTCATCAACAGTTTTTTCAATAGTTTCTTCAATGACTTCTTCATCAACAGTTTCATCTATATATGCTCTTAGTATTGTTTCTACAGGCATATTTTCTCTTATTACATTTAAAATAGATTCTTGACACATTAATTCTGCTTCCCTCATGTTTTTCTGATAATTTAAAGGTAACACATTACTTTCAAAAAGATAAACATTAGAATATAATTTTCGTGCATAAGCTATATAGCATTTATGAATAAAATCATTTAATTTTGGAATATCAATATCTATTTTTTTTTGTTTCTGAGATACTCTAATACTAGTTAAAATTTTTAATTGTGTGATATGAACACAAGTTAATAAATCTTCTAAATACTCACATTGGCTTTTTTTAACAATTCGTTTAGTTTCTTCATCGACTATAACAGCATTCCATTTTGGAACTCTGGAGAGAAAATTTTGAAAGGTCATTAAATATTTTTCTTCTTCGTCATTATCTAAACATAATTTCATTGCTTCTTCAAATATTGATTTAATACCCTCAATTATTAATGGAGTCAATATTGTTACTAAACGAGAAGAATACTCGTTTTTAGCCTCAGACAAAACATTTACATTGTAATCGTCCATTTACATTTCTAATATATTTTCTAAATTTAACTTTTTCCGCATAAAATATAAATTTAAAATTGTTAACATATATAATTTTTCATTTCTATATTCGCTTCTGATTTTGTCAAAATAAATTAAATATAAATACTTATCTTTACTATTTTCTTCTTTTTTACTATTTTCTATATATTTTATTATATCTAAACCACTATAAGCCTTCTCGTATAATTTGTCCACAAAATCTCTACAACTTTCAATGTTTTGATAATTGGATTTTTTAATAATATTTTTTTCTAACCAAATTTTACGTTTTTTTATAAATATATTTTCATTGATATGTTTTTTTTTATATTGATGTAAACTAGTTATAATATTATCTAAACGGGGATAAGGTATGTAAATATTACAAAATCTTGATAATATAGGTTTTAGTAATCTATTTTCATTTTCAACAAGTATAAAGAATCGTGTTGTGTGACTAAATTGTTCAATACACCGTCTTAAAGCTGATTGTGCATCAATAGTTAATTTATCAGCATTAAATAATACAATACTTTTAAATAAATTATTGTGTTTGTTGTGAATA